CCGGCCGAAGTCGCCTGGAATATGACGCGATCAAGAAATGTGGTTGCGGTCATTAAAACAGAAGCGCAATTGCTTCTTCCTCATTAGTGTAATAGCAGCAGTTCAATGGCCTCTTCCTCGTCTTCTGCTTCACGTATCAAAGCAAAATCAAGTATCTTGCGCGTATGCTTGAGCGAAGCCGTGACTCGGCCAGCTCCCGCTGCGGCACTAAACAGTCGGGTCAGTTCCGCGATGTCGTCTTCAATAACTTCAATGTCTTGAACAGCGGCAACAGCATCGATAAGCGCCTCGCGCTGCGCTTTACTCTTGGCCTTTTTTGCCTTGTCGAGAGCCGCCTGTTGCGCCTCTTGGAATTCCGAGAACCAGTGGCGACCGAAAGTATTGGCACGCTGCTGTTGCAGGCTTCGTTCTAGGTCTTCGATCTTGTGCCGACGACGCTGGCGACCAGGCCAACCTACGACAGCAGGCGTCGTTCCCGCAGAACCGGAAATGCCGCCGATCCAAAAGCCCAAAAGGCTTTGAAAGCCTTCTGAACTCGGCGGCGGCGGAGTGCCGCCGGGATCTGAAACACCGCCGATCCAAGGAGCCAGAAAGCTCTGGAACCCGGCTTCCGGTATATTCCCCAGCCCTATGAGGAGCCACGGCCCCATTATGGGCCTGCTGGGTCGTTCCCGGTGATGGGCAAGGCAGCCGAAGAAGAGGTGACGGAGCCTGTCCAAGAAGTTGTCGAATCGTCTTCGGCATAGACGGTCAACGTACCGGAACTAACAGTGAATTTGTTACGCAGGAATCGTAATGCCTGCCGCGGCGTTCTAACCGAAGTCGAGCCGCTGTCTACTCCTAGACTCATGTCGCGATTGAGGAGACCGTCAGCAATGCTGCTGAGTGCCGTCGCTCCTACGCTAATGACCCCGACGCCGATCTGCGCCACGGAGGTCGAGACCGCCGCGCTGGCAATATCGACCATGTCGCCTTTAACCAGGGCGGATGCACCTGTGCCAGTGAAATTGACGGGTTGCGTCATCCCGATATTGGCATTAACCGCAGTGACCGAAGTCGCCGCAACATTATTAACCGCAACAACGTTGACTGCGAGCTGTCCGGTCGTAGTCGATACTGTCGTGCCCGCAATATCTACAACATTGACGCTCTTAAACCCGTTAGCGTCAACGATGTCGGTATGAAAATCGAGATTGCACGGAATGTTGCTTGTCATGGTGACGAACAAGCCCATATCGGTGCAATTGGTCTCCGACTGAGTGGGTGCGTAATTCCATTGGCCCGAGCCGAGATAAGTAAACGTTCCTCCTGCACTTGCCTGCGTGCCGTCCTTAGTGACAAACGCTGTAATTGCGCTCGTACTGGTCGAGGTCGAAGCCGCGCCAGAGCTCGCCACGATCATGCAGTAAGTAACATTCTGGCTGGCAACGTTCTTAAGAAGCGAAGCCATTTAGGTAGCTACTCCGGCATTTATAAAATTGCGATTCATTGCCCATGCGGGATTGAAGGTCGCCGACGCCAAGAACTGCGGCCAACGAGGAGTGAACATCGCGACCGGGGGCCCAGAAGCCAAGGAGGTTCCGGTCAACGTGCCGTTCTTGGCGTTGCCGGACAAGTCTGGTTCTGGCGAGGCCAACCCGTCAAAAGGTGTCCAGCAAACGAGGGAAGCGGGGCGAATCTGGCCCGGGCGCATACCGCTACCCAAAGCCGACGCCTCGCCGGCAGTCAAAAGAACGCCACCCCAGATCGCCATATCGGCCATTGAACCGGCACCAAACAACGAAGTCTTGTTCCGGCTCATCACATTAAGTGTGAAGTTCCCGAAGGTGCCAGCAAGACCCGCGACACTATCATAGGTAAGCGATTGAGAAACGCCGTCGACATAAGCAGCAGGCAATTGTGCCCCGGAAGGTGCAGCTGAACCATCAATAAGAAAAACATACTGATGCCACACCCCAGCGGACGGCCGCGTAAAGTGTGCTACCGTCACGCCGCCGCCGGCGTAATGCCATGCCCAGTAGAACACCCCGCTAACAGGGGCCGTAGAGTCCGGGTCGATAATAAAGGTGCCGGTATTCGCTCCATAATTGGCGGAATACTCCATCGCCAATTTATCGTCATTGGCAAATGTCGTCCATTTGAGCCAAAACGAAACGCTGATTTTGTTATAGGAACTGAGATCGACGGCAATCTGTATAGCGTCGCTCGTACCATTAAAGCTCCGCGCCATTAGATGATGCCGGCCCGCTTCATCAAGGTGTAGCAAACCACCATCGTTTGCTGGCTTGCTGTTGCCCCCGGCATGGATGCAGTGATCTGCGCCGACAGCCCATTGGCAATGGTGGTCGTCCCGCCCACGGCGGCAACGGCGGCATTCAGCGTCGTATTGAACGCATTATCCACCGCGGCGACTGCGGCTTGTATCTGGTCGAGCCCGTAATTTGCTACCACGTTAGCGACGCCGCCGAACATCGCCGCCGCTGCCGAAGCCGCTGCCTGGGTCTGTTGCTGCGCGGTGAGACTACCAGCCATAGGTCACTCCCATACTACCGAAAATTGCCACACTGAAGCGGCCGCCAAGCTAAACGCGCCTGTACTGTTAAAATCAATTCGCGTGGTAAGAATCTGGTTGGCGGAGGGGCTGGAATTAAGATTGGATTTGGTTTCCATTAGAACATCAGCCGAAGACCATGTTACCGATTGCTGAGTGGCCGAAGTAAGCGTCGTCGCGCCGATATTAGATCCCGCAGAGGTGACGCCATCATAGGGCGTATACTTAGCTGTGCCACTAGTTGCGTTTGCCATGGCAAGACTGCGGAGTTTCGCAGTTCCGGTGGGGATTGTCTCGGGCATGTTAAACTGCAAGACAGCCGAATAAGGCGAGGTGCTCGAAGTCAAAGATGCCACTACTCCAATACCCTCAAGGGCGCCGGCGCTATTGGTATTCGTAGCTGGAACATAAAAATATGGATAAAGACTACCCGATGCCGCGTTCAAATAAACCGAGCTAGGAAGAAGGGGACCACCAGCCATTATTGCACCGCCGGTTCATTCGTTAGCAGCGCCGGTTGAGCAAGCGGGAACGTCATTCAAAAAGCCTTTCTTTTTCTCGATCATCCCACAGTTTCGACACCCGCCACCTTACCAGCCTTATCGCGGATAATGCGCTTGGGCGCGCTAAGAGCACTGACAATCGCGTCGGTATTGCCTTGCTGCTTGGCAGCATGGCCTGCGGCTTCGTGCTCCTTGTGCGCAGTATGCTGCGCCTTCTCCTTGGCTAGCTGGAGGTCTTGACTATGTTTCTGCTGCCCCATGCTAAGCATCTGTTCATGCTGCTGCTGCGAAGCGGCGATCTTGTGTTGAGAACTCACAATGTCGGCATTGGTCTTGGCTTGCAACGCCTCCATATTCTGCCGGTGTTCCTCATGCTTCATCCCCATTTCGAGGATCGCAAGCCGCTTCTCATGCTCGAACTTCTGTTGTTCGAGCGTGCTATCCGCCTGCAGCTTGAGCAGCTGATGCTTGGCGTCCGCTTCTTGCTTCTGCGCCTGCAGCTGACCTTGCGTCTGCGCCTTCATCATCTCGATTTGCAGCTTGGGATTGGGCTGTGCCTGTGGAGGCGGCTGTGTGGAGGGATCGGTAAAATAGGCGTCCACATCCTTCTTGCCGGTAATCCGGGTGTAGTCCTTAGCCGAGTTGTACAAGTTCGCAGGCGTGACTAGATTGGTCAGCCCGCCCATAAGGGCCTTTTCCTGCAGGGTGATGATATTGTTCAGCATGGCCATCTGCTCGGCCTTGCCGCCCGTTCCCAATCCAACTTCAACCGTCATGTCGTTGCGTTTTTTCCAATCCCGCGGGTCGACCGTGACCCACTGATTGCGCAAGCGCACCGTGCGCTGTTCTTGCCCATGACGGCGAATGAGCCCGTGCAGGAGGCTGAAAAGGTCGCGGATGCCTGTCTCTGCGAACACCCGCGCAATAAGCTTCATGCGCGCCTGCGCCATCGAGAACATTTGGTTGACAGCGGTAGCCGACTGGTTTTGCAACGCGTCAGCGTCGATCCCAGCCCCTTGGCGGGTCACGCCAGTGCGCATCTCCCGCACGTTGTCCATATATTCCAAGGCAGGATAGACGTATTGCCCCACCGAGGGGATCACCAATGGATTAAGGCCGCCTGGCTGCTTGGTTCTCACAATCCCGCCCGGGCGGCTAATTAATAGGTCATCCAAAGTATTGTCCGAAGCATTAGTTTCGGACACTTCAATGCGCGGATTATTGACGAGGTACAGATTATCGAGATTGCCGCGGATCAGCGCCGTTTTGATGCGCTGGATCTCCATAACGACATCAGCCAGCGAGCGGCCAAAGAACCGATGCGTCATGATAATCGGCGTCATGGCCGCAAAGGGGAATTCGTCTATTTCCTCGATGTCGAGCTCGCCGTCCTTGTAGAGCAGCTGGCCCTGCTCGCCGCCAGTTGTTACCTTATAGAGACGAGCTCGTCCGTCACCCATGTAGTCCATCCGGACATAATGTTCCACGATTTCGACGCGTCTAGCGGATGGGTTGTGTTCGGTTCCCACGTTTTGATGTTCTGCGACGGTATCACGGTTGATTTCCTCTGGCATTGTGATTGCTGTGTAAGTCGGCAAGATTCGTACAATGTCAGCGTCGTACCCCTGCTCCAGTAATCTATTCTGGCTGATGATAACTCGATGGAAGCAATAATTGCATTCATGGAGGCGGAGGCTGCGAGCTGTTTTTTCAATGCCGAACTCCTCGGGAGGAACGCCGAGGCATTTTGCTTGACCGACAGTCTTGACTTTCCGCGTTTTGACATCATGCAGCCCGTCGTGTTCGGTGTGCTCCGTAATCTCTATGTCTTTGTCTGCGGCCAGGATGGCGAACTCATCTTCGCCAAGATCGTGGTAATTCTCTTCCTCGATTTCCTCTTTCTGTTCCCACCACACTTTAACCACGCCGACCTTGGACAGTAGCGCGTCCTTAATCATGCTGTATAGAATTAAAAAGCCGGGGTTCTCGTTCATGAAGACGTGGTTGACGTAGTCAGTTTCCTGCTCGGCGGCCTTCTCGTCCTCCGGCCCGACAGGATTGAACTTCACCACGTCCTCAGAGCCCGCAAATATCTCCATCATGGAGGGCATTAACCCCTCGATGGTATCGGCAACGTCCGAGCTGATCGCCTCGCTGCGCCCGTCAGCGGCCGGCATGTCCTTGGACATATCGCCCATGTAATACATGAGCGAGTCATTGCGCTCAGCCGCGAGCTTGGACGACCATACCGAAGCGAGCGCCGACATCTTTTCAGAGTCCAGCAGAGCCTTGAGCTCGCTGTCGCTCATGCCTGCTTTGAGCGGCTTTGTGCGTTCTTCTTCGTCCGGAGATACCGCCGAGCGCACTTTGGCCAGCGCGGCCTTACGTTCTTCTTCCATTAGCGTTTAGGTGCCTGATCCAACTAATAGAATCCCTTTGGATAATTTATCTTGCGATTGAAATTCGGTGTCGTGATATGTCTGTCCAGCCCAGTGGCCAGATAACGAAAAGCATCAGCCCCGTGCGAGGCCCAATCATGCACCGGGCTGGCCTTCAGCACCCTGTTTTTTTCATCATAGTCGGCGCGATAGAGCTTCAGCGCCTCGATTCCACGTTCGCAATCCATGCTAAATACGCAGCGAGGCAGCAGCAAACGGACCAGGTTAATGCCGTGCTCACGGACCGCCACGGGCAATACCGTAATGTTGCGTAACCCGTGACCAGTAAGAAAATCCCGATATGACTTGTCAATGCCGACACGATTCGGTCCGGCATCGTGCGGAAGGAAGTGCTGCGCATAGCTGTATGGCTTCTCCAGCACCAGCTTGGCATAGGGCGCGCTGTCGGCCCCAATGCCTTCGTGATAGTCAATTAGACATACCTGCTTGCCCACAATCTGGACAAACCAAATAGCGGTCGCATCCCGATCACCGCCAATATCCCACGCCGTAATAACCTGGAACGACGGATCATGTGGGACCTTGGTAATGCGGCCTTCGGCCTGAGCCATGGCCATTTGCTTGCCGTAATAGGCGCCCTTGATCGCCGCTTCAAAGTCGCACTCGTATTCCTGCCGGTATTCTTCTTCCGGAATCTGCTTTCGAGCCTGCTCGAGCTCGGCCGAGGTTAGCCAGTGCTCGGCTTTGATGCGCTCGATGGGGAGGGCGTCGTTTCGCTCGATGACATCGCTGGCTTTAATGCTGGCCGTAAACCAGTCAGCGTCTCCACAAGCGTCCGTATAGACTCGGTAGAAATTATCGTGCCCTGCGGGAGTCCCAATGAATGTAGCAAACCCCTGTCGGTCAGAAAGAGCAGGTCGAATAACTTGGGTCCATGCGCGTGGATCAAAATGAGGGTATTCATCAAGCACGCATCCGGCGAGCGACAGACCGCGCAAGGCGTTGTAGTTATCAGCCCCGAACAATCGGATAGATGAGCCATTCGGAAGCGTGACCCTCAGTTCCGATTGATTGATCTGCGCCCCGTAGGGAATGAGAGGTGCGATGGCCTCTAAAAGATAATCCCAAGCTACGGTTTTGGCCTGGGAATAGGTCGGCGCGATGTAAGCGAACAGTCCAGGGTCGTCTGTGCTTGTCGCACGCTTGAACAAGTCATTGATGGTCGCGACGGTCTTACCGCAGCGTCGGTGCGCCACGATGGCGGCAAAGCGTTGCGTACGATTGTGGAAGGGCTTGAAATACCAGCGCGGTGTATACGGTAGCGCAATTTCAATCACGCCAGACCCGGTAACGCTTCAATCCTCCTTTATCCCAATACGGAATTATGTCCTCGGGAGGCGTTACAATCCCCGAATGGCAATGCCAATAATCTTGAGGACCCTCGTATTCCCATATCCAGAGGGCTGTCATTCGCGGGGAGTTCCATCCGGTAGCCGAGTAATCGTTACGTTCGCCCACATGGCTATCTCCCGGAGTTTCCGCAGAATGTATATCTTGTCGGGGCCCTCTGGGACATATGTTTCGAGAACAACTGCGTATTCCGTAGCGGCGGCGCGCAGTCGGTCCATCCATGCAATTTGTGCGTCGGTAGGCTTCAGATATTCGAACGTCGAGGGATGAAGCGCCATCACTCATCACCGCTAGGCCAGTACAGCCGGATCGGGCCGACCTCAGTGCTGCCGCCAATCGTGGTCGGTACCCGGCCGTCCATCCTATCGGCAAATTCTTTAATGGCCCCGATATCGCCCTGTTCACACCGGGTGATATGAGCGGCAGCAATCCTGTTCAACGTGGCTTCCGCATCTCCCTGTCCCAATAGGGCTAGGTTGCGTTCTAAGGCTTCCCTATAAGCTTTGTGCTTACGGCCGCCTGCTGGGTTGCCGGATTGGCCGGGCTTCCACTGGCCGCTTATGGGCGGTGGGAGTGGGTTTGGGTTCGACATTATTTATTGCCTGTAGATTGCGTGTGACCTAGCTTTGTAACATTTCGTGATTGGACATGCGAAACGATTGCGTATAGGATGCGTTCATCAGATGGGAGATGGACATGTTCATCATCAAGCAGACTGCCGCCGGCCGCCACCAAATCCACACCTCGAACCCCAACGATTACAATATGCTGCCCCAAAACATCCGCACCGCTATCCTGTGGCGTTCATACCCTACCGCCCAAGAGGCCTTTGCAGCGGCCTGCGACTTCTGGTTCGCCATCTGCGACAGAAGGTGATGAGCCTAGCCACCGGCCACTTCATCAGATGGAGGACGACATGGCCGACAACCTGATCCCCACAAACGGTATCCACATCATCGAAACTTACTACCCATCAGGGTACAATGTCGCTCGGTACGATGCTGAGGGATTTACCGCCGATAGCCGCTGGTTCGACACCTTGAAAAAAGCCCAAGACTATGCCCGCCAGTTGTCCAAATGACCCACGCTGAATATCTCGCCACGCTCATCAGATGGAGGACGATATGGACTATTGCACCATAAAGCACTGCGACACACACAAGCCGCTTGGCTTCGGTGGGAAGCTAGACCGCGCCAAGGCATTATCAGTGATCCAGTCACGCAAGCGGGGCGATGATGGCACCCCATTCTCGCCGTCCGAGTGGTACGTCACGGGCTGGATCGGGAACGGCAGCGACGACGACGAGATTGAATTTCAGGTCAGCGCCGATGAGTTCTCTGCTACGAACGGCATGCTGTAGAAGTAGCCCCGTGACCCACGCCGAATACCTCGCCACGCTAAAGCAGCTCGGGCTATCGCCACACAGCAAGGCGACAGCTCGGGCTCTTGGCGTATCGCCCCGAATGGCGCAGTATTACGCCGCTGGTCGTCCCTTGCCCCGCTTGGCTATCGTCCGCCTGCTTAAACTGTTGTATTTGCGCACTTCAGATGGAGATGGACAATGACCAGTATGTACGCCAGCATAGACCACTTAGGGCGTCGAGTAGTGTGGTCGAAAGCTGGGAAATACTGGATTCATCCAAAAACTGCCGTCGTCTATCGCGAAACCATTACATTGAAGAACGGCAGAGACGTAATAATCCAAGCTAAGGTCGGGAAAGCCTTGGCATCCCGTATTCGCGCGATCTTAGAAGTAAACCTGCCTTAAATAAATTTCCAAAAGTGTCCTGTTTTATACATTCCGTATAGGCCGACATGCCTTAGCCTTCCCGCTTTCCAGGAGGGCATCACATGCCACTGTCACCCCAAGCTTACCGCAGTTTCGCCCGCGAATGCCTCAATTGGGCCGAGCAGACTACAGCCCCATCGCTTCGCGAGGCTTTCATATCGCTCGCCAAGGAATGGACGTTGGCCGCCAAGGACGCTATGCGCGCCGAAGCTTCCCGGTCGGGGAAGCGGCCTCCACCGGCTTCAATGACGAGGGACCCTTAGGCTTATGGCGCGGGGCGCCGCCTCGAGGCAGGGCACCTGAATAGCCGCCATCGGCGGATTCGTCGCCCGCCTTTCGGATCTCGCTATTGCGATAGTCCTCGCCTCGCTTGAGGCCGGCGCTCGCTGCCGAATAGTGGCCCAGGCCCTTCCTCCAGCCGTCGCCCATTACTTGCTCTCGCCGGTAATGTCGTTCGTTCCCTCGCTCTGGGAGATGCTGGACGACCAGCTGCGGCCGTACATCCCATTGACTGCCGAGCTCGAGATATTCTTCTTTTCGAAGCCGCAATCCTTTGTGCCGTCGATGCCCCTTGCACCGCGCATGTAACCCTTGCCGTCACCTTTAGACATTGTTATTCCCTTGTTTTGGCTCACCTATTGCCCAGATCGGGCAATCATCTTCGCCGGCCGAGAATGCCACCCTCGGGGTATTTACCGCCGTTGGCCTTCTCAGCGCGTTTCTCCGAAAGCATGATCGCAATAGCTTGCTTGCGGCTCTTGACCACCTTGCCGGACTTGCTGCCGCTGTGGAGCTGGCCACGCTTGAATTTCCCCATGACCTCGCTGGAGGGCATTAGCGCCTCCGCCAGGGCTGGCCGTCTAGCCGATGCACCCCGTCAGCGTGAGAATCTTCGTCGTCACGGCCATACTGAGCCACGATAGCATCCTCTAGGCGCTTTTCGTGGTCCATAAGCCATTGATGGCGTTCAAACTCTAGCTTCGGCGTTAGTCGCCGCATAGAAAAATCCCCAATAAAAAACCCGCCTCGGGGGCGGGTCCTGGTCGCATTTATACCTATACTTCCAACCTATCATGCAGCCTGCGGGCTGTCAAGAACAAAGCGAGAACGCTAGAGCCCCCATTCGTCAATGAGGATATTCAGTGCCCCACGAAGATGACCGAGAGCCCGGCTCTCCGCTGCTGTGCCCCTAAACCCTATGATCTGCCCCGCCTGGGCAAAGGTGTTCTCTCGGCATACGATCAGCTCGAGCACCTGCACGGTATGATCCCCGCGCTCCCCTGCAGCATCCCGCTTCAGTCGGATTATCCCGGTCAGCCGCCCTATGACATGGAAGCTCGCTGCTTCGGTCTCCGTGCGGCACATACGCTCTGGCGAGCCCTGCCCGAGCACCCTATCGAGGTCTGGCGATTGCGGACTGCCGTCCAATTGCGCACGGCGCCAATGAGCGTAAAACCGCCCCGAGGCGTCCAATTGCCTTGCGGTAAGGGTGCCACGCGCAAAAGCCCGCTCGACGGGACTTTGCCGGATCGTCAGCACTCCGCTGTCCCCGACCTCGAACTCTGCTCCTTTCATACGCTCGGCGGTCGGACCACGCTCATCCACGAGCCGCTGGTCGATCTCGGGCTCGATTAAGGCTGTCTTGATCTTTGCCATTAAAACCAATGCCTTCAGCGGAGAAAGGATTCAACTACATAAACGAATAAGCCGCCCGCAAGAGTCACAGCGATGAGGCCGATCCAATCCCACATTTGCCGCTCCCTTAACAGCAGTCCTTTGGTGCCGCCTGATGGACTTGAACCACCGACCTATCGCTTACAAGGCGATTGCTCTGACCGCTGAGCTAAGACGGCGCTATAGGCTTCTAGTGTGTTCTCCAGTCGGTATTTACCATCGCCTTCGGGCAATCGCGCGTCTATCTCCCGCACAAGATCAAGATCCTCTTGAGTGTCCACACTTAGCTTACACTTTTCATATCCCACATAAGGGCAAAGCACGTTGGACTTGACGAATTGCCGCGATCTGCGAATGCCCTTGGTCACATGCTCCCGCTCTTTTGGATCAGTCGTCCAAAGGTTCGCCCATTCGAGGGCGCGACGACTCACGACCTCGCAGCCCAAGCCATCGGGATAAGTCTGGACCAGATCATTCGCCGCATAATCGTCGTCCCGATCCATAAATTTGTGCAAGACTTCCTCGCAAGCCTCCGGAGCGATCAATGGACAATCGCTCGTCACGCGCATAATCACATCGAGCTGATTATTTCGGGCACATTGCACATAGCGCCCCAACACGTCCATTTCGTCAATATCTGGATAAACGTGCGCCCACGCCATGATCGGATTGAACGCCCTCATGCGTTCAAAGACATGCCGCCACATCGGCCAGCCGCCGATATCCATAGTGACCTTGTTCGGAAGCCGGGTCGAAGTCATACGCGCCTGGATGATACAGCCTATTCGCATTGTGCCAATTTCCCATTAGCTTCCGATATCATCAAGTCATTTTCCTGGATATCCCGCAAAATCGCTTTGGCTTCGACTGGAGCATGTTTGACAGCCAGCCGCAAAAGCTTCATCCAGCATACGTTGTTCTGCGATCTAATCCAGGTGATTTGCTGAATCAGGGAATCATCGCTCGGGGCATTTTCCATGACAGTGCATTCCAGTCTGTTTGAGAAAGATCAACCCACTTCGGATCGTTAGGCAGGTCCTCATTGTACTCGGGGAGATACTGAGCCTTTTGCAGCAATCCCGATGCCACCTCGGGGATCATGTAGGCAGCATGGCCGAGCTGGCCAAACTTATGATATTTGGCAATCGCGCCGTCCGGCCTGCCGTCATCCCTGGCGGCCCTGAGCCAATCCGCAGCCGCCCGATTGTCGGTCAGGATTGCCCCGCCTTCGGTATAACCCAATATTTTGCCGCGATGAAACGACAAACAGACAAATTCGCCCCTATGTTCCGTGCGATCATACATGCCGGCATGGAGACGGCGAGCGCAGTCCCAAATAGGATAGGGGTTAAGACGATAAGCACCACGCCAAGTAAAATGCTCACATAAAACATTCCCACCAGCGCGACGAATGGCTCCCGCAACGCCCCAATAATTATCCGCCGGTATTGTGACATCCTTTACCCCCAAAGCCCGACACATGATTTCCAACGCCGAAGAACAACGATAGACCGCCACCGCATATGGCGCGCCCGTGTAGTCCTGCAGCCATCGTTCGAAGGCGCGGACGGGCTCAAAGACTTCGCTCATAAATGGCTCCTGATTTCCTCAATGCTCATTCGCCGCGCCTTGTCGCTGCTTCGTCCCTCGCACATGGACTCATGCTTTTTCTCATATTCCGGCAACCCCGTTATGTTCATCATTCGTTCCGTAATCCCAAGAGCCGCAGCGACATCACCAAGACGATATGCGGGAAGTGTGGGGATCATCACATCGGGCTTCATTTCTACCAAGGCGTCCAGTACAAACGCCACCGCTTCCCGCATGAGCATAAAAAATCTCGTACAGTCGGGATCTGTAACGGGAATGGTATTACATCCAGAAGCTCGCAAAGCTCGCCAGACTGGATACACTGAGCCCGCAGAATTCCATACATTTCCATATCGGGTGACGGTAAACCGGGTGTTGCCAGTGTTGTTCGAGCAGAGGAAGAGTGATTCAGCGCTGCCCTTGCTTGTCCCATAGGTGTTCTTCGGGAGCGGGGCATAGGCTTTGTCCGTCGAGAGCGCGACGACTTTTTCGACTCCCGTTTCTTGAGCGGCCCAGATGACATTTTCAGCCCCATCTATATTCGTTCTCTTCATTTCTAGAGGGTTGTAATATCCCACTTCTATTCGTTTGAGAGCAGCGCTATGCACAACGTCGCTGCACTCTTCCATGCTACGTGCAAGGCGCTCACGGTCACGCACGTCACCAATAAAAAAACGCAGCCGTACATCATTATCGAATCTAGCGCGCATCGCCGCCTGCGCATGTTCGCCTCGCGAGTAGATGCAGATCCGCTCATAATCGCCCCACTTTAGCAGTTCTTCCGTGAATGCTTGACCGAATGAGCCAGTCCCGCCCGTTATCAGGATGCTTTTGCCAGTCGGCATAGTTCAGCCATTTCCTTTGGATTGCTGGAAAACTTTGCGTCGATACAATCTTCGTCTAGCTTGATATGCCGCTCGATCCACTCAAAACCATCTTCGATAGCTCTGGCTGCGTTGGTTAGGTCTGCACAATGATCGGACAATCCATCAAATTCCGGAGGCACCCAGACATTCGGCTTTGCCGGATGACCGGGCGGGCAATAAAGCAATAGATCGTCCTCCCCCATTAAGGGCGCTATTAATTTGTAATCCTTCCAACCACTGGAAAAGATAATCCGCGTCCCACGCCGAACCTCGCCCACCAGCTCAGAATAGTTTGCGAGTCGCGTACTTTCAGGCGAGGCGATCTTCACAAAGGGCGGGTTGTACTGTTGTATGAATTTCGCCCCCACCGCATCAAAAACACTCGCAAACAGCGGAATTCTCGCATGTGCTGCGGCTGCAAATAAGTCATCGACCCAAATAGCCGGCACCTGCAGCTTATCATATGTTTTGGCATTCTCGGCATAGTCTGGCATCTTGCTGGGCTTGTAATACTGAAACTTGGCATAATCGCAGCCGCAGTCCGCCGCAGCGCAAATCAAGTCCAGCGCCTTATCACGTGAGCCGCCATGGTTGCCCGAGATGTCACAAATAATTTTGGTCATGCGGCCCTCGCTCTGCGTTTGGCTTCATTCGCGGCGTGACAAGTCCTGCATATTCGTTTGTTCTTCCACCGATATGTATTTAATTCGTTGAATTCGTGCCCATTGCTACAATGAGTTTTGGTCCGCTCCCAACCGCGACCCGCCGAACTAAAACGGCCCTTCTTTATCGAATCCTGTAAATTTTCCTTTTGAGTACCCATAAAGAGATGAAGCGGGTTTACACACGATGGATTGTCACACTTATGGCATATAACAAATTGAGATGGGGCGTCACGGTTATGTTCCATTTCCCAGGCGACCCTGGATGCCGTGCGCCTGACGCCTTTAACCCCAATCTGCACAACTCCATATCCCCGGCGATCTTTGCGGCCGATCCATTCCCAGCATTCGGTCGCACGGCCGATTTTGACCCTCGACCAAAAATATTCATGTAAACTCGGGATTGGCTTAGGCATCGAGTGTCCTCTTGACAATCTCGCTGATTGCCTTGGCGTCGGAGTCGGGGAAAAAGTTAATCACCTCTCGCCCCCACTGAATTGCTCCCGGATCAGTCACGCCAGGCAACGGAGGATAGTTCGTTCCCACCGGATAGCCCGCATCGCGAATGGCCTTGACCACCATATCCCGTTTTTCAGGAATGCGGCGCATGACTCGCCAAGGCATGATTTGCTCCCGAGGAATACGGACGCAGCTGTCGCCAAGCCAGCAGTCCCATTGACCTATTTTGCCCCTGCGGAGTCGAATGTCTGAAAGTAGCCTCCTCAATCCATATTCGATTTCCCCGCGCAACTGTTCAGAAAAATTAGATTTCCTGTTAGATCGATAATTGCAAAGGAGCGCCCCGCCGCCGCCAGCATCCAGCATTTTCTTATGCCCAAAACTGATGATCGTGTGATGCGCCCCGGTAGGCCGCAAATAGCCCGTCATTAAGGGGTCAATGCTTAAATAATTGCTATATCTATCAGATTGATAGCCATAAAGATGCACATTGACGCCAGGCGCCAATCCCGTTTCCGCACTAACAGGCCAAATTCTCGCGTGCGGCAGGACCCTGTAAAGCTCGCCGCAGACATTTGAGGGAATCGAGCCCCGGGCAAATCCCAGTGCACGAAGTGCCGACCGTGCCGTGTCGTATAGCTCGCAATATTCATATTGCATGGCATCGGCAAGCTTGCGCTCTAGTGTGTTGTGCTTAGCCCACATGGCCCGCCCTCCTGATGATCTCCGCCGACTCTGGCCCCCACCGGAACATCAAATCAATCACCGACAATCGTCCAAAGTTCACTTCCGCATTCTGCCCGTAGATGGGATGGGTAAATTTCTGCCACCTGTGTTTTATTCCTGCGGCTGCCATGCGATCTTCCTCTGTCGGGGTGATATAGCCGTCATCCCCTTCCCGCCAGCGCGAGCCCTCATTCGATAGATATTCGTCAGCCCCTACCGCTTTGCACATGCTGATCAGCATATCGGTCTTGGCGCCCTCGATCTGATAGTCGGAGCTATCTAATATCGGAGTTTTGATTCCAATCTCCTCCAAAATATAGTCCAATAACGCCTTGTTCAGTTCGCCCAACGTCCTCCAACAATCAAAATTAATTATCTGCTCCAAAGTCGGGAAATAATCATCGAAATACTGGAATCCGCGATAAGCCGCTTCGATGTTGCGGATGTGCTTGCGCTGCCAATTCTTGGAGTAATCAATCTCGACATCATCAATCGACTGTCCCAGCGTGGCATGGACCGGCACAATCAATTCGCCCGTGCGAATGAAATTATGCGAATGCCAGGATTGTTTCTGATACTGGCAATGGCCGACATGCATGAAGGCGTCAGAAAGCATGATTTTATTGATGAGCTGTATGCCGGGAAGGTAGCATGGTTGGTGGCCGCTCAAAATCATTTGTCCGCCGTGATCACATAGCTTTCGATCAGGCCCCGCCGCGGATCGGGATAGGAGGCATGATCAACTTTTACCCTGCTGAACATCTTGAGGCTTTCGCGCATATCCCATTCGCTTGCCTTTCGCGTCCAGCGCCCAGCGGCAATAAGCGGGACCGTCGCCCGCGTCGGATGGATGCTAAAAAACCATCCCTCGCCGTCCAGCATGTCATGGATTTTCTGATAGGGCGCATCCTCGACGTGACAGAGAGTGTTGCAGTCGAGAATCAAATCGTAGAATCCCAGCATATTGAAATCGCGGATATCCTCGTGGAAGTCGGCTTCCGTCGCTGGATTGAGGTCTACCGTGTGCACCGCCCAGCCCGTGGTCCGCAATGCTCGCGCATTGGCCCCACCGCCCGAACCGATGTCCAAGGCCGTGCCCCAGCCGCGCTCCGGCAAGCCGCGGTGCTTCACGAACCGAAGAACGTTCTCGTTGGGGTAGGCGGCTTCGTCTTTCATAACCTTTCCCGCTGTTTTTGCTCATAGCGCTCGCGCAGACGGATGATCTCGGCCTCGGGAAGCTTGGGTTTGTCCGGCGGGCCAGTCCCCGGCGAAAATCCGCGCTGCTCGCAAACCCGGCGGATCCAGTTCCGCCAGGTGGCCGGCCAATCAAGTTTAGTGGCCGAGGGGCCGGGCTTGGCCACCCAATAATCGCGGAACTTCACGGCCTCCTGGGCGGCTACGTCGCCGGGCATCCCCTCATCGGCTGAAAAGGAAAGATCGGTGGGGGAGGGTTGCCAGTCGGCAGGGAGGCGAGCTCCCCGCTTGGCAGCGCTCTCTATCTTTCTTTCTTTCTTATCTTCTTCCTTATTAAGACTCTTAGTAAGAATAGAGGCATTAGTAACGGACGTAACGCTTTCGTTATTTTCGTTATTTTCCGTTACGCCATTCCGGGCTCGGAAGTCCGCTTGTCTTTCGGCATTCGTCTTGGCACGGAAGGGCACCGAAGCCGCGCCCACCATGACTGCCTCGGCCAAGACTGCGCCGGCCTCTACAGGGTCACAGCCGGCCGCTATTAGTCGCCTCATCAAGCCCGAAACGTCAGTCATGGAGCCTCCCCATCCTGGCAATCCCCACAGCACCACCACATGATGTCCGACCAAGCTGGATGAGCCACGCCCACCCAGCGCCAGCCCTGGTTCATGCGCTCGGCCACTTCGTGGTGGTCGATGTAACGGAATATGCCGGTCATGCTATCGCCCTATCGAATTTGGTTGATTCGTTGCCCCACGTGGTCCAGCCGGGGCGGCTCTGACGGGCGAACAGCTCTACGTAGGGACCGGCTACCAGCCGCTCGATGCGCTCATGTACGCAGTCGGGCTTGCGGCTGTGCTCGCGGCGGGGCTCTAGAATCGCCTGCCGAATATCCGCCGCCTGTCGTTTTGGCTTGCCGCGCGTTCCGAGCAGACAGAACTCGGTATTTGCGCGCGTCCAATAACCAAGAAGCATGTCCGGATCGGCGTCTTCGCGGAACATGTCAAGCTGTGAAACATTGCCTTTCATCCATACGAAGGCACAGCTCTTATGTTCGAAGCCCCATCCCTCTTGGACTTGAATGGCGTGCTTGAGCATTGGCCAGCAGCCCCAAAGAAAAAGCACACAGTTGGGGCCGGCCAACTCGGCTACGGGCAATTCCGCCAAATCATCCGCCGACATCGTGTCGTAACGCGCTGCTCGCGGTGATGCGGATGAATAATATCGGGTGCCATCCGCCCTGTTCCTCCATCCGCCCGAATACCAAGCCTGGAAGGCCCACGGCGGATCAGCAAGGATTGCCCCGAAATGTCCTTTCGGCAGATCGGCAAAGGGATCGGTCATGTACCCGACCCTGGCATGAAGCAGCGGATCCCATAAGTGCTATCACTACCGGGAAGGCCGCCGTAGCGGACCGCCCACACCAGCGCCGTTCCCGATTTATTAGGTCCGGTGACTACCGCATCATCGGGGACGATATACCAGTGGTCCTCAAGCCTAACCCGGTAATGGCACTTGCCGTCCGTGCATTGCGTATCCCAATCAGCATCTTCCACATGCGCCGCATCCTCGCCGTCGCAGCATAGCTTCCCATTGCTGTTGCGGAGCCCCATGAACCATTGTTTTAGCTCGGGGCGAGCGTAGTCATGGGCCGACGCAAAACTAGTCAACAGTCCTAATATGAGAAGTGCCACCACCTTCATCGTTGTTCTCCCTCACGAATTGCCTAATCATGTTGCGCACTAACTCGCCTCTTGTGGTCCCTAGCCTTTTAGCTATTTCGTCGAGCCTGTTGTGAATCTGAGATGGCAGCGCCACCGTCATTTGGCGTATATCTGCTCGCGTATCAGTAATGGGGCGGGCCCGCTGCGCCTTGCGCTCCTCGCGGGCGACAGCGGCCTGCGAGCGGGTCATTCGGGCGTCAAGCATGGGGCGCCCTCCTTATGTAGTTCGGCGGCACGGGCAGCCCAGATTGTTAGAGCATCATGACCGAGCTTGAGCTCGGCTCTTAGATCTTCCTCCATCCATTTATATTTGCGAATTGCATGGAGGACGGTGGTGTGATCTCTCCCGCCAAAACGCCGACCTATCGCGGGCATGCTTTCGCCGGTCATTATCCGACAGAGAAGCATGGCCACCTGTCGCGGATCTGTGCTCTTTTTGTCGCGCCGCTGTGAAAGCAAATCCTCAATTTCGATCCCGAAAGCCTTCGCTACTTCCTGTTGAATGATAGCCACGGAAGGAGACTTTTTACTGTATTTTATCGCGAGAATGCCCTTGACTACATCGCGGATCATTTCGCTTGCGCTTTTGACCAGCGCGCCGGCAATCGTCCGCCGCTCTGGCTCGGGCTTAGTTACAACCGGGCGCCGAGCTATGTCCTCCATTCTGCGGCGCTGCGCCCGCTCTCGCGCCAGGCGCATAACATCAGCGGCCGTCTCGCACTCGACAACAGCGATCAAGGACATTCCACCTCCTCACACTTATTTGACAAGCTCCGCCGCCAGGCGAAGCGGGACGATCACTAAAGGTTCGCGCCGATCCTGCCGGACCATCAGCAAGTCCCGGCCCTCAAGCCATTTGTAGAGTTCCTGAAAACCACGGGCTCTTACCTTGACCTCGGCACAGAGATCGCGCCCGCGGACTGGAATGGAAATGTCGCCGATGTAGCTGCCACCGGCAGACCCGCTCAACGGCACGCGCTCGGCCGCAAAGCCTTTGTCCTGCAAGAACCGGACAATAGCCCGCTCAGCGCGATTGCCTTTGTCGCGGGATCGACGCCCGCCCCTTTTTGCTTCTGTCAAAGCCCGCCCCTCGCGGACTGCCGGGGACCGCCGGCGACGTACTTAGCGACCAAATATTT